CCTTTTTTCCACCTTTTTGCTGCATTTTCGGCTTGGCGTTTTCTATATTTTTGCAACTTTTCTCTGACAGCTTCTTGCTTAATATTTCTTAATTTTTCATCAGAAAAAACTTCAAATTTCTGTAAAACTTTTTCAAGTTTTGATTTCGGGCATCCTGCAAGGCGTTTAAGCATTTTAGGATCATTTGGCAATCCATCAGATTCCCAACTGTGGCAAAGTAAACGAATGTATGCGCCAGTTTCGGCTGCATCCATGAGTGCTGTACCTGTTAGAAAATCATTTGGATAGAATGGAAAATAAGGGTCTTTGGCCATGCTGTGTATGGGGTAGGGTCATTTTTTAGAATGGAACGTCATCATCTTCTGCCCATTGTTGTTTAGGCTTTTTTTCCTGTTCATCAAGTTTTTGAACCTCATTCTGAACAGCTTCAGAAAGATTTCCTACAGGCATTTTATCTGTTTTCTTATATTGAACACCTTGTGAATCTTGTTTTGGAGTAAGTTTTATCTTTGTATAAGCTTCTCCCTTTTTAGAAACGCTTTCCCAAGCTGATGCCCAATATTCTTTTCCATCAATAGTAGCACCACCCTTTTTATCAGGATCGGTTGGAGTTTTTTCCCGTTCAGTGCCATCCTTTTCATAATAGGCTTTAGGGACTTTAACGATTATTACGTTATCTTCTGGTTCGTACTGTTGCTGCATTTTATTTTTCTTTTTAGTATTTGTTTGGCTTGTTTTACTGCCAGTTGGATATCCTTATCATCAACTGGTTTATCAGAAAACAAAATTCCCAGCCGTTCATAGATTAAATATTCTAATTCGACTTTATCTCTATCTCGCATCGCTCTAATCTTCCGATTTCGCTTACAGATTCTTCATTAACCCATTTTTTAGTCGCATATAATTCAGTAATTAATTTGTCATCTTTCATTATTCCCTCATCTACAATGGCATCAAGAACAGCTTTAACTAAATTATCTATATCAGGTTTCTGAATGTGAGCCTTGCTTTGGCCTTTTCTTAATTCTCTCTTTACATTGAAATGTGATTTAGGTCTTTTAAAATAGAAATTTAATCTGACAGATAAAGGTTCATTTAATGTTTCTAATTCCTTCAAATCTTTACTTACTTTAAAAAAAGATCGAACAGATTGCTTCCATGCATCAGCAGTTTTTGGATTGTATATGGTCACAAAATTGCCTCGCCGTGCTGCGTGTGGTCTTGGCTGTGCCTTTATTTTGCCTAAAACTGCAATGCGATAATAAACTTTAGGATGATTCATTTTCTTTTTACAAATGGTGCAGATTGTTTTTCAGTTATTAATGAATCAAGCTTAACTTTAACTAAATCTTTTGCTGCCATTCTGCTACAGGATAAATGTTCAGCTACAGCTTTTTCTAATTCAGGCAATTTGATTGAGACAGATTTCATCATTCCATCTTTATCTATCAATCCGCCAGAAGCCAATCTAGTAAATGCTTCCTCAGTATTGTTAACTGACCTGAGTTTCCTGCCTTCTATGAGTTTATAGTTTTCAATCGCATCAGGGTTTTCATCTAATAATTCAACAGCTTTTGATTTTATTTCTTTTACTCGCGCTGATAACGCTTTCTCTGCCAATGTTGCTAAATCTAAATATTCCTTTATATTGGAGACTGTTAACGCTTTAGGATCAAAGCTCTGGACAATTAAAGCCGATTGCTGGGCTTCATCACATATAGTTTTTGCATTGCAATATTCGCATGATTTTAGGCTAGGATTTTTTTTACCTGTATCCTTTTCTATATGATCTAAAGCATTTTCAATTTCTTTAGCAAAAAGTAAAAGCTCATCCTTTTCTATGGTATGATGAGATAGTCTATTATCAAAATCTACCAATGGTTGAATTGTAGCAATGTCGATTGCAATTAACTCAGGATAGTTTTCCTTTAAAAGAACAGCATAACCTTTTAGCTGTTCATTATCTTTTACATGACCAGTTGAATTTCTGCCAAATTTATAATCAATAATGAGTGCGTATTGATTCCAGAAAATTATGCGGTCTGTTTTTCCGCTTATTCTTTTATTAAAGCCCCAAAGCCTTTCTTCTTTTATTTCAGCTAGTTTTGCATCTTCAGGAATCAAATCCATAATTAAGGTAGTTTCCAAATCCCTAGCTTTTTCAACAGCCATTTTCTGTTCATCAGTCAAGCTGTCATCATTGCCTGTTTCCATTGCTGCATGGCATTCTGTTCCAAAGGTAGCTTCAGGCGAACTAGGCGGTTGAGGTAGTTTCTGGCTTTCTTTAAAGGACGGGGGGCAATTAATTAGCCTGTGCAAGGATGACAAGGAGGGTAAACCTTTTCTTTCGTCTTTCATCTTATTCCTAACTTCTTTTTTGTATATCTTGCCTTATTGTTATTTGCCCATTTACCACCTAGTGTTGGATCATATTTTTTCCCCTTTGATATATTATCCTTTGAGGGAATTATGCGTAAGTTATCTTGATGATGTGCACCACCTATTGCTAATGGGATAATATGGTCAACGTGGTATTTTATTCCTGCTTCATTTTCCATTTGCTTTGCTTGTTCATATATTTTTTTTATTTTATTAAAATTTGTAGTTGAAAGTATCGCGCTTTTTTTAATTGCATTTCGTTTATTTTCTCGCTCAGTAAAAAGGTGTTGATTTTTATTTCTGTATCTTTGTTTTGTTTCTTTAATTTTATCTTTGTTAGTTTCAAAATATTTTTTTATTACTGATTTTCCATTTTCAGAATTAGCATATTCTTTACGATAAATTTTTAATTTTTGCTTATTTCCTTTTCTATATTTTTTTCCATATTTCTGAGCCTTTACTTTATTTTTTTCTCTATATTCCTTTAAATAATCTAACCTTTGCCTATTTCTAATAGGGTCATTTTCTAATTCTTCATAGTAAATAATCCTTTTCTGGATTTGTTCTTCCTTTTGTTGCCAACATCTTTGATATTCGCGCTTCTTTCTTAATCTAACAGGGTCAGCCTTCATTCTTTTATATCTCTCCCTGTCTCTTTTTCTAATATGTTCTTTATTGCATTCAATGCACCTTTTTGTAGCACCGTGGGCAAAAAGTTCCTTATTACAATCAAAGCATTTTATTTTTTTCATTTAGAAACCTATTGCTCGATTTCTTTTTCTCCATTGCATACTTTACAGTGCCAGCCAATTTTTTCATTCCATTCTTCTGTTCTGCCAAATGCGTGGCAATCAAAACACAATGGAGGATCATTTATTTCCCAATCGCAAAAATCAAAATTAGGCATCTTGTTCAGTTACTTCAGCAGGTTTAGTTTCAAACAAGGTTTCATCCTTTTTAATTGATTTAGAAAAATCAGGATTGTCATGTTCACTGTTGATAACGTGTTCAACTTCAGAACTTAATGGGAGCCTTTTTGCGTGGCGTTTGATTACAGTTTTACGAGCCATTTCTCCATAGTGGTTTTGCCATGCAGTACCATTTTTTGCCTGTGAGAGGCTACGGATGTAATCAATTTCTTCACGGGTCATAAATTCGTATGAAAGAAAATTTGTGCCTGATTCAACCCATGTGGCCCTTGTATATACGCAAATCATTTCTCCCCTTGGTTTTCCATAGGCTACTGAATGGCTAACCTTTGTATTGCCTTGACCATCATCTTCTTCAACGAGGAAACTGTCATTCTCATGAACAAGTTTTGCATCCATTGAAACACCATTTCTGCGGAGCATTGCAAGTAAGCCTTTATAGCCAATTTGCAAAGTGCATTGATCTTTAAATGGAATCAAATATGCGTGACGCCCATCTGGTTCTAATCCTACAGAGCTAAGATCAAGCATACATTGAAACAGCGACATTTTTGTGCAACCATATAATTTAGGCTGCTGGTTAAAAGCTGTGGTAGCTATTCTTAAAAATCTTACTGGATCGCAAAATTTAGGCATTGCCTTTGCAATTTCCTCCTGAAATTTTTCAGATTCTAAAAGTTCTCTGATCTCTTGTTTTTGGTTAGCTATTTCCTGTTTCATTAGTTATTTTCTGGTTTTATGTTTTCCTCCATTTGCATATATTCAGTATATGATATGAAGGTAAAAATTATCTTTGCTTCTTTGTTTGCATTTGGTTTTTCCAGATCAATTTTGCAATCAATTAAAAAACCAAAATCTTCTATAAATTCTTTATACGAGTTCTCTTCACCTGATCCTTCAGTTTCAAAAATTCTGTTTTGCATTTGTAACATAGGCTTGCACCTTTTGTTGGATTGCCACATAAGGAACAGGTAGACGCAAACCCAAGGAGGTCGGCTGAAGATGCCTGAAGAGGGTTTGCGTCCCCTGTTTTAAATTTTACTTTTTCCTTTTTCCCCATGCTTTCTTTGCTCGTTCACTCATAATTTTGCTACGTTCCTTTTTAGGAATCTTTTCCCATGCTTTTTTAGCCCATTGTGAGCGTTCCTTGCTGGTGATTTGTTTAGCCCTTTTCTTGCCAAGTTCGGACATATATTTTTTAACTGCTGGATTCATCGAAGTATTTATCTGCTTGTGATTGTGAATAGTTGAATATTTCCTTTAGCTGTGGAAAATCTTTTGCAAACAACCTTGCATAAAATGGGCTGTAGCAATTTGAAATCTTAAAATCTTTTGAGGTTGTGCTTATAGATGTTTTCCATCTGATTGTTTCAATTATGGTTCTGGCTGAATACCTCCTCAGACCTTTTCTGAATGCGTATTTAGCTTTTTCACAAAATTCCTCATAAACATGAGGATTTTCTTTATGATATTTATTCCATTTTTCGTAGGAGTTCATTAGTTGAATTTATAGAATTTATGATTTCTAACTGTGGCGATCACCTTATATTTTCTTGTCCATTTATTTTCAGTCGGTAAAGTGCAATAGTGATTTGCGTTTTTTGTGTGATTTGTTTTTGGCAAATAGATAATCATATCCCTAACCTGTTTATATAGAGGATGCTTTTTAGCTTTTGCTATTGGAATATGGTATCTATCTTTATAAGTATTCAGGCAGGAAAATTGCCAAGGTTGAATTATAACTCCTAAATAAGTATCAGGCCATCTTGGATTGGTTTTTTTTCTGTTATGAATCACCTCCCAAACTGCTTCACATCCTTCCATTCCTTCGCCTCCAGCCTCAAGAATGATTACTGCCGCTACCAGTTCGGTTTCAAAAGTATCTTCCGCAGTTAGGCAAACTGTAGATAACAGTAGGGTTAGAATTATTTTTTTCATTTCAACTTTTTATTTTTAAGTTTCTTCATTTCTGCCATCGGGTCATATGCGTGTAGCACATCTAAATATTCCTTTTTTGATAATTCCTCTTTGTTCGCTCTCAGCAAAGCGCATTTTTCAACATCATGAACACTTACCCCGTCTATATCTCCAATATGGTCATTACAGTGTGGGCATATGTGCAACCACCTTTGGGCAGGTCGTGAATGACACATTATGGCTGTTTTAAATCCGCTCATCTTATTTCTCCATTTTTTGAATGTTACGGCCTGTTTGGTGACGCCAGTCCCAATCGTCCCATTTATCTTCAATTTTTTGCAGGGCGTCCTTTGCTTCATCTTCGGTAGCATACGGGCCGTAAACATAAGGGTCAGTGTTATCCCAAGTAATTATGATCGAGTACATTTTGTTTTCAGTGTTATTAGTGCCGTTAAGCATAATAGGAATATATAGGTAAACGGTTAACCTGTAAACAATAAAATGCAACTTTTTTCACTTTTTTTTCATGGCCCTTTTCAGTTCCCTCTTATGGGCTTGTTCTGATGCTCGCCTTGCTGCTCTGCTACCAAGATCACTTCTGCACCAGATTCTATCCTTGTTGCTTTTGTTAGCTAGGAATCTTCCGAATGAAGATGATTCAGCCATTTTCTTTATTTGATTTTCTTCTGCCATAATTCCTTAACCTTTTTGGATAATCTTTTAGAGTTATTTTTCGATCACCTTCTATATAGCCTTGAGCGTTTGCGTGATTTGGTTCTTGCCATATAGCTTTCTCGCCATATTTTTCACACATTTTTTTGTATTCAATATGGTCGCTTATGTAATCCATGAGCTATAATTTCTTATCTGATTTTCCCCACGTTACCATATCGTCAGCATTTACTGCCTTAATATCTGTCATTCCCAAATTATCAGGAGCATCAGGGTTCTTTTCTCTGTATTCCTTAATTGCGTAAGCAGGAGCGACCATCCAATTTGGAGCAAACACTTCGACTTCAGCACCGTTATTTAATATTACGAGATAATGATTCATAGTTATTTAGTTAGTTCAGGTTGATATTTGTTCTTGTACCAGAAGGGAATATTTTTGTTGCCACGTTCCCATTTTGCGAAACGGGATTTTTCATGATTATAATAATTGCGATAAGAGGTAATCGGGCAATCTACTTTATATCCATCTGGCATAGCTTTTATAAACGGAGTTTGTTCGTATGCAGGAAAGGTAAGTTTATTTGATTTCATCCAGCACCAATCTATTACCTGTGCTGATTTGTGGATTTTACCGTAGCGTTTTGTGTATTCATCGCACAATGTGAAAGCGTGATCTAACAGCCAGTTAAAATTCATGCGGGATGAACGAGTCCACTTTGTGCAAGGATGATTTATGTATGTTGCCTTGTAGGGTGCTTTATATTTTTCTGGATAGGCTGAACAAAGCATTTGTGCAGATTCGACAATCATTTTGCAAATATGCTTATCGCATAACCACTCTGCAGCCTGTTTAGGGTCATCATCTAAAATAAATATATTCATTTTGAATCTCCTTTGAGTACGAACAGGTTAAAAGCGTTGTGAAAATTTTCAGCGAGCGTGATGAGCATTTGCTGCTTGATAGAATATTTCTGTTTATCGAACTGCACAATATCGAGGCAACCCTTGATTTGGAACCGTGCTTTTGGACAAGCATAGTTACGGGTCAATGAAAAATAAGTTGAATCAACGCAAATATGTGTTGGATTAGATTTGATATATTGGATTCGGTTATTAGCAGTCATGTTGGTTAGTTTATACAGGTTAATGGCTAGGCTGTAAACCATAAAATGCAACTTTTTTCATTTTAATAATTCATGCTTGGTGAGGTTTGAACATAGTTTTCAATATCATAATCAGCAGGAAGAATTCCTGCTTTGATTTTAACATTTAAAACATCTCTGATATATTGAACATAATCAATTTCAGGCCCGATTTTATATCGCTTTTCATCTATTTCTTTTCCAGATTTAAAAATTATTTTGCCAATATAACCTGTCAGCCTAAAATGTTTGCCGCTCTTTCTGCATTTTACTAATCCCTCTTCTGCATAAGAATAAGAAGCCCACGCTCCCCATCCGTTATCTAAAAAGTATTTAGCATTTGGCAATTTTTTGATTTCAGAAATTTGCTCATCAAATTTTCTAATTTGAAATCGTTTTCGTAATTCGCCGTAGTTCATAGCATTTATTAAGGTTAGAAAATTAAGCAAATCGGATTGAATCACCTGTATCCAAAAGAATTTCTTTTCCGTTATTTGCAACTACCACTGAGGTCAATCGGTCAGTTTTTCCAAACATGAAGTGTTTGGTGTAAGTGATTTTTTCGCCCCGTTGGGTTTTCTTTGTGATTTGTTTGTTGCAATCAGTTATCATGGTGAAACCTTACACGTTAGGTGTTAGCCTGTAAACAATAAAATAAGAAAAATGAAACTTTTTTCAGGCTGTATATGGGGTATGTAATCATATACCAATATTCTAAAGTACGCTTAGACGTTAAACTACGCACCGAGTTTATGGTTGATTCTCCTGTATATGGATAACACTTTCTACAGTGGTAATTTTATTTTCAATAATGGATTTAATTTTATTATATGCATACAACTTCAATTCCATTTCCTTTATGCCCTTTTTATAGGATTCAATTTTTCTTTCATTTGAATCTTGGTCTGTTTCTAATTCTCTTAACATAAGAATGTTATCATCCACAGTATTAGCAAATAGCTTTTTAATATCTATTTCATCCTTGGTTTTTGTATTCTTTCCAATCATTATTAGTATCTTTCAATCTGTTTATATTTAGTTTTAGTGATAGTATTTTCTTTAAGTTAGATTCAGATATGTATGGGTGTCGGCCCTGTTCATAAAATTCCTGTGTGATTTTTTCTGCAATTCGGTCAATATATTCCTCATCTCCTCCTTTAGATTTTCCATAATGCCTACTGGGTTTTCTATTTGAATGGCATTCATTGTGATGAATACATCCATGCCCAACCTCATGAGCAATAACGTGCATTGCAATTACCTCGCGTTCATAATTAAGAAAATTTCTTTTAATATAATCTTCAGGCTTTTCATTGCAGATTCCAAATTGAATCCATTTGCCCCTATATTTTTTTCCGATTCTACATTTAATTTCTGACCCTATATTTGTACCAAGGTAATAATGCACTCCTGAATAATTTTCCTCTCTGTTGGTGATAGTAAATTCACGAATGTGCTTCTTAAAAAACTTATTATGAAGTGATTTAGGAATTCTATTGAAATCGCCTGATGTTAATTGCCGCCAGCGTGTGCAAGCGAACGCAATCATCTTATGAATTAGTTTATCATTTAGATTAGTGGTATTTTTATAAATCATTTTTGTTCTCCGTTAAGATTAAAAAGGCCCCTGCTACCCTCACCTGACTTTGAGGGCAGCAGGGATTGTTTTACTAACACTGACGAATTAGTTTGGCCGACATATCACCTTCGGTCATGAATTCTTTAATTTTACCATCATCGGTTTTAAAGTGTTCTTTGCACCAGAAACCAGTTCCCTGTTCCTTTGTTGCGGAGATAGGAATTCCAATAGTGCAAAGCTCGCAATCATATTTTACATGGCCACTATCATCCACATAATTAAGAATAGGTTCACCTGATTCAGTGGTTGTTTCCTGTATTAAAAGCAAAATATCATAAAGTTGGTCGCATAGTTTATCGGCCTGTTCTGCAAACCACTTTTCAGATTTTCTGCGAAATTTCGGATCAGAAATATTGGTTTTAGGTTCTAAATATCGAGCAATCCGATCATTGTAATTTTTACAAATTGCCTGAATTTTAGGATTCGTTTTATCAATGGTGAGTAGTGTTACTTCAGTGTTAGTTTTCATGTCAGTTATTTGATTAGTGTTTTGTGTAGATTTTCAATGGAGTATTGAATAAGGAAATTATCCATTGCTCCAGCAGCCTTATCACCTAATTTGGTTTCCAAAAAAGCAAGTACCTCGTTAGCCATTTTGAGTTTAGCCAAATTTTGTTTGGCGCGTTGTTCGGTTTGCTTGCAACCAAATTTATCTTTACCTTGTTTCAGGCCGATTTGTTTTTCGATTTTGTTTGTGCCGTTTAGCATAGATAGAATATATTCATAAACGGCTTACCTGTAAACAAAAAAAGTAAAAAAAATAGGTATGTAGAATAACGCATAGGCATACGTTATCTCAGGGGTATGTTTATATTCGAGAGCTAAGAAGAACGCTCACAAACGAAGCTAGGCGTACTGTTTCTAGCAGAATCAGATCACACTACGGTTTATATCAAAGGCCCAATCTTTTAGTGGCCTATCCAGCTTATTATTTCTTTCCTGTGCAGCGTCTAAAATGAATGTTTCAACATCAGATTTTTTAGCGCAATTAATTAGGTTAGAAATATCTTTAGGAAAACAAGTTCCACCAAAACCAAAATTCCCATTACAAGGAACCTTTGTATGGCTGGATGTTATTCTATCATCTATTAAAATACCATTTAAGGCTTCATTCCATCCGATGTGTTTTCCTTCAGCGATTTTGTAAAGCTCATTGAACAAGCTTACTTTGGTTGCTAAAACACTGTTTCGAGCTAACTTTATAAATTCAGATGTATTTGATTGAGTTAGAAAAACATTATCACTTTTAATTGCATTAGCTTCTTTAGCATTTGTAAGCGCAGCTTTAATTGACGAATAAATTTCTAAATTGGTGTTATCAATTCCCAATACCCATGTATCTGTTTCGATAAAATCTACAGAAGCATTTGCTTCAGTTAGAAATTCAGGAAAATGATTTACGCCTAATTCCTTGCAAAAGCCAACTGGAGTTGTGGAGCGTATAAATGTTTTAGCTTTTTCTTCAGTTGAAAAATCAGCGATAGCTTGTGAGATAAAATCTGTATGGCAATCACCCTCTTTATTCATTGGAGTTGGCAAACAAATAAATATTAAATCACAAGACCTAATATCATCCATTGTGCAATTATGAGGATGCGATTTGTAATCTACACGATCATAGATAAAAACAGAATTTTTCTTGCAGGACAAGCCAGACGTAGCGTTTCCAACAAAACCATTTCCCACTATTCCTAGCTTCAGTGCATTTCCCATTGTTTGGACTTTAATTTGGAGGAGCAAAATGTAAACAAAAAAAAGGAGGGGCATTTCTGCCCCTCCCGAGGAGGTGGGTTTTTAATTAGATACCAGCATGGCATCCTCCCAGTATTTGTTTCCAATGGCTAGGAGTTCTTCGCCATGATCCTTTTGGATATTTTTAAAAAAGCGAGATTTGTTTTGGCTCCCAGAACCGAATTCGGAACTTTCAAATTGCTTGCGGGTATTTTCCAAACCGCCAGCAGATTCATGAGTATAATAATCGGTTAAGCCGTTGAAACAATCAGCCATAGTTTCACCAGAGTTGCCTTTACCTTCTCGGTAGAGTTCGGTCATTCTGTTCATCACATTTACAGTTCGGCTTGATACCTTTTTATCAGCTTTATTTTCAAGCAAATGGCCGAGGTACATCCGTTGTGCATTATGTGATTGGCATTTAATTTGGCCCATGTGTTCAAGTGCCATTTGAAACTCAGCAGTTACGCCGATGTGTGCTTCAATCGCGTCAGTTAAATCCATCAGATTAGCATTGCGAGTGTGCTTTAATTTTACCTTGAAGTCAGATTTTTCTGCCATCGCAGCGTTGAAAGTGTTTTCGCAAACAACGCAGGTGATTCCTGTTTTTCCGATAACACCGAGTGTACCGCCATGCCCCCAACCGATATTTAGAAATGGATCATGTTCACGACCAGCAGCATTAAAAGAATCAGCAATTTTTACTGAAACAAATCCTAATGAACGATCAGCTACAGTTCCAATAGATTGAATTACATGATGAGTTCCTTTTAAGGCTTCATCCAGCATATCCCAAATTTGTTCATTGCTGAATGGTTGGTATTTTTTAGAAACAGGTTTGCCAATCGGCAAATTATCATCAGCAGCACTGATTTGGTAGCTGTCGGTTTCAATTACTGTTTCATCAGGAGCAGTATAAGTGAGCCGATTAAAATTTAGGTCATACATGATGCCTGAATTTTCTTTGGTTACAGTATCTACTACGTTTGTCAGGCCGTGCCATGCTTGGTTTAAGCCTGTTTGGATGTCGCGTTCTTGGATATTATGCATTGTATTAGTTAGTTAGTGTTTTTATTGATGCCGTTAAGCATGAGATTAATTTAAAATAAGTTCTTACTCTGTAAACAAAAAAGATAGATAAAAAGGGGAGGTTTCCCTCCCCCGATTTTATTTAGGCATTTGCTTTATGGTTATTGAAAACAAATACCAACATTTTAACACGATTCCTTTTATTTTTTAGAACGTGTTTAGTTGCTTTAATATTTTCATAGTAAGGAATTAAGCCAGCCTCAAATTTATCAACAACTTTTTGCATTTCAGAAATTTGAAATAATAGGCTGTCGATTTCTTTTTTGTATTGTTCAGGTGTCATTTCGTTTTTTAGTTCAGTGTTAGTGCCGTTAAGCATAATAGGAATATAATCACAAACCGTTAGCGTGTAAACAAAAAAGATAGATTTTTTTAAGAAGAATATTTTTCCTCTTCAAGTTCAGTTTGCTTTATGCAGAATTCTCTTTGTTCCTCTTTTGAAAGCCAAAAGAATAATCGTGTATGCGTTTCCTTTAATTCATCTACAAGCAATTCCATCTCTGGAGAATAATTATCATGAACAAGCATATCATCTACTATTTTGCTCCTTTTACTTTCTAATTCAATGAAGCTTGGCTGATCTAAAACCTCATGGATTTTTTTATTAACAGCATTGATTAGTGATTTATCAACAGCGTGTCTTTTACCAGTTCCCATTTTTGTGAAAAATATTTCTACCTCTTCAAAGATTTTTTCTCTTAAAAGCCTGTCAGATTTTTCTTGTAGCTTTTCTCTGTATATTGTTTGTTTTTTCATCTTCATTAGTTAGGTTAGTTTTTTGGGGGGAGGTTTCCCTCCCCGCAGTTTTTATCAGTTAGAGTTTTAGGCGGCGTTCGCGTGTTGCTTCCTTGTTTTGCACTTCTTCAAACGTAGCGTGATAAGTATCAGGGAACGGATGGCTTTGCATATGCTTGTCGTACTCCTTCCAAAGCTCGTCATCAATGTGATCGCGGAGGTTGTGTATAGCGGAGACCTGAGAACTGAGGCTGTATTCCCTTGGCTCGTAGGAATCTTCAGGTGTGCAGTTTGAAATATCCTTTTGAAGTTTTTCTATTTCAACGCAAATGTCTTGTTGGAGGCGATGCGGCATATTTTTATTTTCTTCTTTCAACAAGCTGTTTAAAAGTGAATCGCTCATCGCTTGACGTAGCCAGTTAAGTTGTTCGTATGTGATTTCTATTTTCATTTTAGTTTTTAGGTTCAGTGTTAGTTTTTTAATTATTTATTAGGCGATATAAAATTCTTCTGGAAGAAGGAATTCGGTGACACTGATTTCAATGTTTTTGAAACCCTTTTTGGAGAACAGTTCCATCGCATCTTGGCGAACAATTTCTTCGTTCTCCCCTTTGGCTACGAATTGACCCTCTAGCCCATCTGCCTTGTATACAATCTCGAAGGTTGCAGCTTTAGGATTAAGGAAAGTTGTTCCGTTATTCTGTATTGTGCTTGAGTTGTAAGTGAATATTTCGTTGGTTGCGGTCATTGTCAGTTTTTTTTGTTCAGTGTTATTAGTGCCGTTAAGCATAGATAGAATCTATACCTTATCGGCTAGGCTGTAAACAAAAAAGATAGAAAAAATGAAAAAAAAATTTTGACAGATTTGGAGTCTGAATTTAGATTCTAACCACATCTTGGGTTAGATGTTAGTTATTAGTTATCAGTGTTAGGGGGGAGCGAGAAATCGCTCCCCTTTAGTTTTCAAAAGGGCATATAAACATATTCGGGAAAAAAGAAAACGCCTTACAGGCGATTCTCAGGGCAAGCAATTTCAGTGTTTTTTCATGTTTTCACTGATTTAAAGAAAATTGTATACTCATGGGAATTTATAGTGCTGAATTGGGTAAAATCCTCTAGGTGTATTGATTTTAAATTTACGAGTTTCCAATTTATCATCTGCTGATAATTCCCTGCAAATTCTTCCTGCATGAGAATATGATACATCTTTTATTTTTGCTAAATCTCTAACTGTGAACCAGCCTTCTGGGACTTTCTCCGATTCATTAATAGATAAAAGTTTTTCTGCTATTTCTCTTGCTGTTTTTTTATCCATTAAAATTCCTCCATTCCTGTTGGCAGCAGCCATTTAGTTCCACATTTTCTAGCTATCCAAACATTTACAGATTCGCCCTTATAAACTCCAAATGCAAAAGCATTTTCCCAACCAGCAGTTGCTAATCTATTTTTTGCATAATCCATTTTAGAAAAATCTGCCATGCAACCTGCTGAATATCCGTGGCTTCCTCCTTGCCTTTTTCCTGTTTGAATTTCTACTCTATGAAGATGCCCCATTATCACACTTCCACCCATAGCAGCATAATGTGTAGCGTGTTCTTTTACTGCGTTTGCATTTGCTGAATAGCCATGTAGGAAAATTAGATTTCCATTTGCTTCTGAATGCAAACCTGTTTCTGCATGATATGGAATTAGTTTTGTTTTTAATTTTTTGCAGTATGTTTTAATTCTATCTATGCAATTATCAGCAGCTAATCTCATCATCCCATTAGAATGACTTCCTGCAATTCTCCAAAGCCTATCTTCATGATTGCCTAATAAATAAACATCAGGTTCAAACTCTGTAAGAAATTGAAATCCATAAAAGAAATCTTCAGATAAATCATCAGCAGCAGCACTATCATCTGATGATATGCCAGAACGTAAACCTGCGAAATCGAAACAATCACCTAGATGAATCTTGAGATCAGGTTTCCATTGATCGCAAAATTTTATTAATGCTCTTAAAGATTTTTTACAACCTAAAGCACCATGATTATCACCTACAGCAACAAATTTTTTCCATCCTGAATTAGCCATTAAATACCATTCTCCAAAGAATGATATTAATAGCAATGATTACAGATAGAAAAGCTATGGGAACTAACGAAAAGAAAAAATAGATTAGATATTTCATGTTTTTAATTTTTAGGTAATGGCCCTGCTATCCAGCCTTCAGGCAAATGAACTTTATTTTTGGATTTAATCCACTGACCATCTTTGCTGACATAAACTGTTCCTTTTACATCTGGCCCCAACCTAACTAAATCTGCTTGCGTATCTACAAAAACCACCCTAGTCGTTCCGCAAGCTGTCCCTAACATGATCATCCCACCTACGCTTAATATCTTTAGGAGTATCTGCATCACTCGCTACTTTATCTCTTTGGATTAATTTTGTTAAATGTTCAAGCAGAGCCTTAAAAAAGCTGACCAGAATTTGCATCCTAATCCTCTGCTTTTATTACTTCCTTTTTGATAGAACTTCTTCCATAGGTATAGCCAACAGAAGTTAAAGCCATTCCAATAATAGCTGCAATTTTATCATAGAAATTAGTTCCATTATCAGGGTCAATCCATCCTCCAATAATGGCGATAGTAAGAATGCTTGATATGACAGCAAATGTAAATTCGCTTGTCAGAAATCCTTTAGTCAGTGCTTTCGTCTTTTTCTCGCTCATAATCTTGTTCTAATATTTCGTAGTATTTCTTAAAGAATTCATTTCTTGCCTGAACCATAGCATACTGAACTATTAATATACAGGTAAAAACGACTCCAAATATAAGACCTATAGCAAAGCTTAAAACATCTAAATTCATTCTTCCAATAGTTTATCTATTTTTTCTTCAATCCGGTCTAGTCGAGTTATTAAATTAGATGTTTGCTCTTCTTGTCTAGCTAATTTTATCTCTGTATGAGTTAATCTTCTAGCTAAATCATCTATAGTAGATTGAATTCTTCTGAAAAAGAAACCACCAACTGCTACAGCTATTCCAAAAAAAGCTGATAAAAAACTATTTAAATCCATATCAATCGCCCTTTACTTTACACAGGTTGTCCCAACTCTAAATATTTAGAATATTTTTTAATTTCTTTATGATTAAATAAATTTTCCACCAAATTCAAGCTGAGTGTCTTTTCCTTTAAATAAAATTTGAAACCCTTATTTCCAGAAGCATTTATTTTTGCTAATGAATTTTGATTAGGTTTGTAGCCTAAATACTTATCCATAAAAATAATAGCATTTTCTTCGCTGAACTCCGAGACATAATTCACTGAAGAAATCCATTCAGGAATAATCCATAAGCCTGATTCATTTCCATCAAGAATAAATTTGAAGTAATCGTTTAATGTCATGTTTGCTAAATCAAAATGTTCTCCAAATGGATTCTTCGAAGTTTCTCTTAAAACTCTATGCCCCCAAAAAAACAAAGAGCAAATCAAATCAACAGGATGCCGCAGAAACATAAAACTAAAAAAGTTTCTTTCATTGTAATATTCTAAAATAGATTTTGAAATCCATAGATGTTGCTGATGAACAAAAATTTTTTCTGATTTTGAATTTGCTATAGATTTTAAATTATCTTCTGAGTAAAAAGGCATCCCAACGTGTTGAAAAAATTGAAAACCTGAATGCCTTAAATCTTTTCTAACAGTATCCATTATGAATGTTCCACCTGTTTTTCCGTAATGACAGAATAAAACTTTATTTTTCATAAGTAATTTTTTCTACAAAGTCACATATATCTAATCTACCATGTTGACTGCACCAATCTAATACTAATTGAGAATGTTCTCTGTATTTTCTCTGAAGCCCATCGTTTGCATTTTCAAATAAATCTTCAGTAAGATGAACGTGCCAACTTCTAACAGAAGTTATATCACAATCAGGAAATCTCCAAAAACCAATATTGTGAGACTGAGAAAAGAAATCTGTTTTAAATTTGCTAACTAATTTATACATACATTCTTGCTCATAAAAATTAGAGCCTTCTAAATAGATTTCTCTCCAATAATCTGGTACTTCAATTTTGTTAGACCATAGATAACCTGCGTTAAAGATTCCAAAATCTCTAGCAGTATCTAATTTTGGCCCAGCATGATAATGAGGAGAAAGAGTTAAATCTCCTGTATTGCTTCCATTCAAATTTGAAACGCAAAGAATATCAGCATCTAAAAATAGGCTATCACCGCATTCATCTATTGCCCATTTCCAAACATCCATTTTCAGAAGAATACAATCTCTTCTATGGTAAGTATTTCTTATATCTACATCTGAACATAATTCATCTGCTTTTTTAAGGTCAGATTGGTTTGCTTCTGTTCTAAAATTAATATCTTTAAAATCAAATTGTTTTAGATATTTTTTCGATTCATCATCGCAAATTATGAAAACAGGTTCTGAATGAAATACTCTTAACGAATATAAAAGAATAGCTGCTTCACGCATACATTCTTTTGTAACGATAACAGAGAATGATTTTATTGGTTTAGATTTTTTCTTTAAATTTCCAAGATAGATTACAGAAGGAGAGAAACCTTTATACTCAAATGAGTTTGCAACTTTTAATGCGGTATCAATACCATCAATAAGATCAAAACCAATCCATTCTTGGTTTCTATCTTTCGCCCAGAAACCTGCTTGCTTAACAGATTCAGATTCACCAATAAAAATAAATCCTTTGCCTTGCGGATCAAGTGCAGGGAATTTTTTATCTAAAGAGTCGTAAGTGTTAGGCAAATTGCCAAGAGAAACTACAAATAAATCTCTATTTTTCATAAGCTGCGCCCCAGAAACTATTATTCTGAACAGCTTGTTTCAAGCTCTTACGCTCATGCCTTTTCCCTGCCCTGCCTTTTCTAATTCCTGATAGATGCAGGTTAACAAATTTAGGTAATTCAGTTATTGTGCTGAATTTGCACACGACAGTATCGCCAACAATATTAAAGCCAACCAGACAGGGATCACTCGCAGCGTGGCCCACAACTTTGATTGATTTTTCTTCACAACTATGGACGTACTCCTTACATAACTTCGTTTCAAATTCATACTCAGTTATATTTTCTATAGTTAAAATATCATTGAATCTAACTTCTGGAGATTCATCACAATAAACTGCAACGTATGTGTCAGGGTCAGGGTCTACGCTTTTAACTATTGCGCTCTTGTCGTTGTCGATTGTGAACGTGGTGCCATCTTGCGAGACAGATATATTTGTCCCGCCTTGAATATCCGCAACATTTGCATCAATAGTAATTTCAGCAGTGCCGCCAGTTAGGGTGATTCCTTCTCCTTCAAGTAGATCGAAATTATTTCCAACCGCTGCAATGGAATTGATACTTTGCATTACATCGTCGCTAATATCGAAATTCACCCAGTAAGGATAGGACGCCACCGTGTACGACGTTGAAATCCCGTTACCTCCTTTGAATGCAAGTTGATCTCCGCACCGAAAATTAAAAGTGTTAGTGTCTGTTTCAACCTCCGTAGTTAATACTTCAAGCTGAAGTTGAGTTTTTATTGCGCCGAACCCGAGTGCCGAAAGCTTCATTCCATCCGCAGCAATGAATTGATAATTTTCTTCACCAACCCCCGAAGCTGTCTCGGTGCTGACAGATGTTCCAACGATAACCCCGTTGCCCGTTTTTTGGAGATCAATTGGCCTTCCCGTTTTAATTCTTGCAACACCTGTTGGCGATTCTGTTACGCAATCATTTGAAAATCTTAGAGAGGAAGGAGAAGTTACTGTTACTGTTCCATCACCAACATTAGGGCCACCATTAGAAACAGAAACAACTCCGCTGCCGTCATCTGTAACGCTGCCATTATTAAATTTAATCGTAGTAACATTGTTTACGGTAGGAGTTCCATCCTGCTCCTTAACAGTTAAAGCTCCACCACCATAATCTGTATTTGTAATTGTGACAGAATCAGCAGAAGCATCAGTTGTTAAACTGATACCTGTGCCAGCAACTAAAGTAAGAGTATCCTTGCTTTGATCTGCTTCAACATCAGTCTGACCAGCTACAGCAATAATACCAAAGTTTTGACCACTACCTCCATCAACAAAAGAAAGCACCCTGCTGCCGTCTGTTTGAATCACCTGACCAGATGTCCCATCCTCATGTGGTAAAGTCCACACAAGGCCATTGTCAGCGTCTAAAGAGCTACTGCCAGAAAGGTTGGAGGCACTAGGAGTTTTAAATCCAATATGATAAGGTGTATCAGAATCCCAAACAAATAATTTTAGAATTACTAATAAATCATCTGGAGTATCTCCTACAAAATTTTGTGGATGAAATTGAAATCCTCTATCTCTCCACTGTCTTAACCTAGAGAATTCTCTAAATCTTATATCATTTCCATTTAATTCTAAATCATTAGAAAGGGTAGGTTCAGTGTCATATATTAGATCAGTCTGTAAATCTAATTTAAAATTAACAGCAGAAGGGTCAGTAAAATCTATTTGAAAATTATTCTGAGCAGGAGAACCTGTATTAAGATTAAACATTGATCTGAAAACAATATTTTCAATGAAATCTCTAACACGAATTGCTTCTGAACTATCTAATAAAGTAGGAGTTGTATGAGGCAAAAAACCTCCTGCAAACCTGTAAATCTCATTACGTTGAGAAGCTATTCCTGTTGTATTTTTAATAGGCATTATTCTGCTTTCGTAAGAAATCTTTGTTTTCTGTAAATATTACCTGCTCCATACGCTCTTGTGATTAATGAATCACGCACATTTATATATGTTTCTCCGCTGACTAATGCCTGATATGCAGAAATAGTTGGGGAAGATGTGCCATCTACATAATTTATTTTTTCGCCTCTACTATTTACAGAAACAAAATTAAAATCATCTGCAACAAATGGAAAATCTGTTTCAATATCTGTAGATTTTATAAAATAATTTGTAACTTTAAGTATTGCAGGAGTGGGGTATGAATCCCTATAAGATGAATTTGTATCATAGCTGTCATAATATCCTATGAAAGAATATGATTCAGAAGTGTTATAGCTAAATGTGCTTGGAACAGTTCCATATTTTCTTGTCCATTCTACAAGACCATTCCCTATTGCATTAGGCTGTGTTTCTTCAAATAGAAATGCAGAAGTATAAGTTGCATCTGCTGTATCTAAAGCTAAAGGAGAAAAATAATCTCCATTTTGCACATAATCTCTTTCGACTATATAGCCACTCGTATCTCCTAAACCCTGAAATGGATATTTGAATCTAGGAACAGAACTTATTTCTACAGCAGTCTGCCATCCTGTATTTGGTGCGTCATCATTTCTTGGCATAATAAATCCTATTGATTAACAAATTTACCTTTTAAAGTTCTATCTATTGAGCGCAAACTCTTTTGCATATCTTTAAAAATAACTCCATAAAAAGTGTTCATTTTTTTCAGCATTTCATTAGAAGATATTGTTGCAGTTGGCCTAGCAATAGCTGACGTAGGAACATGGCGAACTTGCAAACCCTGAACAGGTTTTCCTATTTTGGTAGGAGATATTTTTACCGCAGGAACAGCTTCTGTTCCCATAATTCCTGCCATTTGATTCCTAAATTTTTCGTTATTTAATGCTATACCTTTTTTATACATTTCCAGTATTTTTAGATCAAACACTCTTTTCTGCTGCGTGTTTAATCTGCCTCTTAAAAATTTATGCGTTTCTTCATCTGGCCCACCAACAAGCTTTAACATATCGAAGAAAAATTCTTTTTGTTTATGCTTGCGTTTAAGAATCTCTCCCTTCGCTTCTTCTGACATTGTTGGAGTGCTTACTCCTAATTCTTCTAAACTTTTAACTGTATTATCTAATTTTTCTTTTTGTTTCTTAAACCCATCTAAAAAGCCAAAAAATCCGTTTCCTTTCTTTCTACCATCTTTTGTAAACGTATCATTATTTTTAGTAAAACCTAACTTCTCCATCATTTTTATATGTTCTGGATCAGTAGCTTCATTCATTGCTTTTTGGCTTGCATTTAATATTGGTGATAATGAACTAGCAGCTTTTCGTAAACCAGAAGCAGCTTTGTCTCCAATAAGAGGAATATCTGCCATAACATTTGCAAGATCAAACATCATTTTTCTAATCATCTCTAAAAATGATTTTAAATCTCCTCTCATTGCCGCTAACGAAACGTTTGCAATTTCGTCAATAATTCCTTTAAGTGTATCAAATGGTTCAAATAATAATCTTCCAAGAAAATTCATTTGATCTATATCTTCATTCATTTTCTTCAAAGGGTCTCTTGCAAGGTCTAAAAGACCTACTAACACATCAACGGTTTTAACTATTATCTGTGCTAATTTTGCTATATCTGTAAGTGCATTAACCATTGTTACTAAAACACTTTCTGATTTATCTGCATGACCTGTTGTGTCAGCTATTGCTTGCATTAAATGGCCTAACTCAACAGCAAGTTCTTCCAAAGCAGGAGCAACAGCTTTACCTAAACTTATCATGGCATTTCCTAATCTGCTCCAATCTAAATTTGCAAATGCTTTCCCTAATGTAATCAATGCAGGGCCAGCAGCACGAAGCGCATTAGCAAATGCCTCTCCTGCTCTTATCATTCCAGCACTCAACATTGCCATAAATTGTTGTTTAACAAAATCTAATGTTCCAGTCATCTTTTTGTATGCTGCATCTGTGGCTCCTGCTTTTTTTCCCATTTCAGCCATTTGCCCAGCTAAACCTTTACCTCCATCAGCAGCTAAAATTAAAGCCGCATTTCCAGCCTCAACACCTCTAAATAAATCAGACAGTCTTTTATTATTTAGCTCGGCATCTTTAGCCATCATTTGTAATGCCTGATTTATATTTCCTCCTGCTTTAATAAAAGCAGGAAAAGATTTTCCAGAAATCCTTTCAAAATTATCTGCTGCTTTAGAACCTGCTTTTCCTAAATCTGCGAATAATGCTTTTAATGCTGTACCTGTTTCTGCTGATTTATTTGGTCCCATTGCCTTTGTCATTTCTGCAAAAGCAGCAGCAACATCATCAAATTTAATCCCTAAAGACGCTGCAATAGGAGTAACTTTTCCTATATTTGCAGCAAGCTCTGGCATTGTTGTTACACCATTTTTAATAGTTGTGAAAAGTGCATCAGAAACTTCTCCTGCTTTTTCTGCTGGAAGTTTATAACCATTTAAAACAGTAGTTAAAGCCCCTACAGCTTCTTCTGTTGTAGCAACACCTGCTTTTGCAGCCTTTGTAGCAGTAGCTAAAAAATCCATTACATTCTCTTTTGGAATTCCTGCTGATAATGCGTTGTATAAAGAGGGAATCATTTCTTCTGGAAGAACTCCTAACTCTGCTGACAATTTCAAAACATCTTGCCGCATAGAATTGAATGCTTTTTTGCTTGTATCAGGTAAAAGAGTAAAAACTTCTGCCATTCCCTTTTCAAACACAGCAAATTCTTTTACAGATGCGGAGGCAAATTTTGCTGTGGCAGCTACAGCAACAGCTACAGCAGCAGCTAGAGCAGCAAACGCAGCAGTAGCAAGCCCAATAGCTGCGGCAATACCTTTTGCCCCTAACAATGCGCCTAATTTAGTTTTTTCTAATCCTTTCTTTAGGCCTTCTGAGTCCAGACCTAAAAAAGCTGTCATTGAAAATTTACTCATCTTTATTGCCTTCTAACTTGGACATTTCTTCCATGAATTCTGCTTTAACTCTATCAGCATTTCTCTGCCAATTCAAAACTGCTCCCGCTTTTCTATGAGCAATATGTTTACTGTAAGTTAATGCTCTCTTTATAGGTAAATTCAAAATTTGATCTTCACTCCAATTATATTCAGATGCTAAAAGATCAATAATTATCCCAACCCAATCTGAATTTTGAGATGTAGATTTAGAATCTGAATCAGAAAAATTTAATTGATTCTCAAAAAACAGTCTAACATCAATAAGAAAAGCCTCCGCATTGTCCATGCGGAGACTTTCTTTAAAATTTTTATACGCTTGAGGATTTTTTTCTGTAAAATCTACAGATAGAACCCAACAAAAAGTATAAATGTCTTCTTCTGTTAATTCGCCTTTGTTAAGAAACGGATGCGAAATAGCATCTAGCATTAAGTATTTTTTAATACTTAAAGGACAAAGCCAAATGCTGCCAACTTTTTCAGGTGCATCTAAAAATACTTCCTGAGAATCTTTTCTATCTTGCTCTTTAGCAGCTTCGAGCTTTGGCTGATATTCAGCCCATAGCTCTTGTGCGTTCATCTAACTATTAATTAATTTTTTCGTATCCAGAAACAGAGCATTTAGCATAGTCTCCTTGTGTTTGAGCATCGCCAACTTCTGTTAAAACAAAAGTTAATTGATTTCGCCCAGCAGCTAATACCATTTCATGTCCGATCTGAGGATTAGCAGTAGATGAAGTTGCGTATTGGAGTGTTGCAGAAAATTCTACACGTTGCGGAACAGTAGTTGAACCTAGTGGTTCTCCATTTGCGTCATTAATATCTACACGATTTCCCGCGTAGGTGAAGTTCATATCTTCTGCCACATAAGTAACAGAGTTAATAGTTACAGGAGATACTTCAATCCCGAAACTTTGTGTGCCATCTGATGTAATAGCCATTTATTTTTCCTTTTGTTTAGTTCGTTATACTTTTAGTTATTTGTCCCATTTTAACTGGGCCACGCATCTTCTCTAATTGCTAAAATCAAAGAATACGAAAGAACACTTACATTAAAATCTCCATCAGTATCAAAAGATGTTTGATCTGGGCTAATATGATTTACTGTAAATAAATTTAATGCTGGCCCATACTCATAAGATTGAACTCGAAACATATTTGCTCCGAGTTGATTAAATTCAAAATTATTTGTTAATAGCAGTTGAGTATCTGAGGTAACAGTTGCAACTGTATTGGTTTCTGTTCCTGCACTTGATACAAATTTTATTGTATCACCTACTGCTATTTCACTGGTGAATGCTGCACCTGAAGCTATACAATTATTTGTTGGGCTTGATGTTGCTGCTGTTACTGTGCCTGTCAGTTGAGGCGTTCCAGTTTGAGGAGTAGAATCAAAAATAGAGGAAGATAATGCTAAAGCTGTTCTGCAAGTAGCCCTTGCTTCTGCATGATTTGCTTGTTTTTGAGCATTATCAGTTATGATTGTTATGTTAAATGTGCCTGTGTAATTTTTGAAATCAAATGTGCTAGGAGAAGAACCTCCTCCTCTTGTGGCAGCTATTTCATTAGATGCTCCTAGCTCAAATTTGCATTCTACTCTTGGAGTAGTTAATTCAGATTCGCTTAAAGTTCTAACTACTGAAAAATCTGATAAATTATCCGCGAAAGCAGTTGTTATATTTGCAACAGCAGCTTTTTCTAACGCTGTTTCAAAATCAAAGCATTGCCATAATTTAGAAGCAGCCATTAGTCTGATGCGCTCCTATCAACACAATCTAATCTTAATGATGAATGAGATGGGTCTTTTTTGATTTCCATAACTTTATATTCATCAGTGCCTATGCTGAAAACCCAACCCTTTTCTGGGTAGGTAGAAAGGCCAACTAGATTAATAAAAAAAGTAGCATCAACTTCAACTTGCCTACCTGTATCTGTTACAACAAAAGCTAGTGTGCTTCCTGTTCTTGTAGCAGAAAAAGTGGTTCCAGATTGGGCAGTAGGCAAAATGACAGTAAGAGTCTCGCCAAAATCATTAATGGCGTGATTCATATCTAAAGAAAGCTGGCTATTTGTAATTGATGCCATTTTAAATAGGGGGAGTAGCCCAAATTGGCTACTCCCCTTTGTTCTCCACCCAACTAGGCTCCTGTGATTTTCTCTGCAGCAAGCGTGTTGCAGATTAACTCATCAGTCATCATCCGAACGCGAACCACATTAGCAGGGGGCTGCTCAGTGCGGAATGTTTCGGCGACGAATGCCCCACTTTGTCGGCCTGTATAAAACAAGGTGCGACCAATTCCATTATTGCTCAGAGGGCCACTTGCAACTGCACCGACATAAAAGTCGCTGTCAGACCAAATCTTAGTGCGTGAAGCAGATTGGCCCTTTTTAGCTGCATTGTAACGACTGTTACAAATAATGATTCCATCAACACCAAGAACTCTAGCAACTTGATCTTGGCCAAAGCTCAAAGCTCCGCTGCCGTTAATCAAAGAACGCATATCATCAGTTTGAACCATCTCTTGATAGAGACTAGATTCAATGATGAGTTGAATTCCCGTGAAAATTCCATTCGCGTTAAGACGCTGAACAGCATTATTCACATCGTTGATTGGTGTAGCACCAGAGGCATTGCTGAACGCAGCAGTAGCGGCTGTGCTGTTAAAAGAAGCACCACTAATTGCATTTGCAACACGAAGCTCATGACCAACCATAAGGTTGCGAGCGATATTGCGAGAAGCAGCAGCAACAATATCAAATTGCGCGTCAGACTCGATCTCAGCAATAGATAAATCATCTAAAGATTGCTCCACACCATACTCTTGGCAAGTATAAGTAGCAGATTCAATCTCAGATGAGGTGTTAGCAAAATTAGCACCAGCAGCACGGGGCTTGCTAATATCATTATCAAACTGATTTGCTTTCACCACAACATATTCACCTGCTTTAGTGCCAGTAGCTAAAAGAGGAAGAATTTGAGAACCAACAAATTGTTGATCCTGCACTTCGTTTAAAGCTTCAGCAACTACAGGCTGAAATGTAGCAGAACTAGAAATAAAATAACTCATTCTTTATATCTCCTTGTATTAATAGTAAACAACAACTTCGATCACATCTCCATCAGCGGCAGATGCGGTCATTGCATATCCAATTTTATGATTAGAGGAATCAGTTCCAACTTTTCCACTTCCGTCAGTGTAAACAATCGCTCCAACAGCGATAGTGTCTCCACCAGCTAGAACTTCTACGCTTCCAGAGGCATTAAGCAGCTTTACAGCACCATAACCACTGGCAGCAATATCTTCCAATGTAACTCCACAAACAGCGTCAGTGTTATTATCACCTGCTACGCTAATTTGCCCATTACTATCCACCTTTACCAAGGAATATGCTGCGATTGCCACAGCAGTTGCTTGGAAAGTACGACTACTATTATTAAATGTAGTATCTCCCATTTTTTTTCCTATTGTTTAAGTCCAAACAGTTCTTTGTTTTCTTTCGCAACTTCAATATGAGCAGTAAAGCGATCATTTTCAGGATTTTCGCTTAAATGCTTTTCAATCAGTTGCTTTTTTAACTCAGATTTGCTAATCGGTGCAGCATTATCACCTTCACCGATAGGCTCCTCACCGCCAAAAATTGATTTCAAGGCACTGATAGTGCGCTCTAATTCAGCAATTTTCTTCTCTTGACCTTCAATCAATTCAAATTGAATGTTCATTTTTTCAGATAAAGAAACTTCTTCTTCCGAGGGTTTTTCTTCCTCTTCTTCAGAATCCTCCTCTTCTTCTTCTTCAATCTCCTCAGAGTCAACCTCTTCGGCAACAGGTTCCTCAGTTTCAACTTCTTCCGCCACAGCTTTAACTTCCTCCACTACAGCTTCTTCAGTTTCTACTTCAGGTTCCAGAACAGCCTCTTCAGAGAATTCCTTGCTTTTCTTTACTTTTTTAGCAGGTTTTTCTTCAGCAACTTCTGGTTTTGCTTGTTGTTGATTTTCCTCTGCTTCACGCCTTTCTTTTTCGGCAGAAGCTGATTCGCTTAATTCCATATCTTTTTCTTTCATATTATATGTAGGTTTGTCCCAATTTTCGCTAAACAAAGAATTCGTAGCTGCTGGACTATCTACAAAATCAGCACTAGAAATCTCAGTCGGAATGATTGTAGGTAGATCATAGAAAGCATTTTCAGGTTTGGAACTAAAGCCATTGAATTCCTCATCACCTTCTTCTGTTTCCCACAACAAATTACCTTCAAAAACTATAGAAATTCCAAAAGAATTAGGCATTTTTTCAGCTAAATCAAAAAGCCTATCATATTTTTCTGGCTCATCTTCTTTCCAGCTATTAAATGCTTCAAATTTTTGAGCGCGAATTTTCTCACCATCACGATAAAATCCCTCAAATGCTCCTATTTCATTCAGTAAGCGGTCTTTAAAGGCGTCCCTGTGTGTTATGTAAGCAGGGATGATTTCATCGCTTAGAATGGAAGATGCAGTAGCTATAGAGCGATTTGTTACCATCATTCTATGCCCTTTTGCTTCCCCTGCTTCAATTATAACTATATCGCGTAAAACTCCGCTCTCACGATCTACATTTTGAATTGATGCTTCAAAAGTTAACCTATTTTTTCCTTCTGACATTTTTTTTGCCTCCTTATCTCTAATTCGTTTTGCCCATTTCTGCCCTGCATCTCCTCCCCATAACGCCCAAGCAATTCTGCCATTTGATGGATAGCCTTTTTCTCCTCGGCGGAATCCTTCTGCACCCTTGCTTGCTTTTTCATGGCGAGAAAAGAAACTGTGCATTCTTTTTACGACAGAAAGGGATAAATTTGATTTATTAGCTATTTGCCTTGCTCTTACAGCCCCAACACGAGTGCCACCTCTTCCATGCTCTTTTTTCCAAGCAATTCCACGCCTAGCCTCAGAAGCCATTGCGTCAGTTGGAACAAAAGGTGGCATTAATCTGATTTTTTAGGGCTTTCAGGTTTTTGCTTTTCCTTTTTAACTGGTTTCATTGGGATAGCTTCACCTTCGTTTTCTAATTGCTGTTGCTCAGAAGTGCTTAATTTAAGAAAATTAGCTTCTGTCTTTTGGTCTAAATATCTTTGTAATCTAGCTGTCATTTTTAATTTCTCCATTATCCATATCTAAAAGATCAAGGTAATTTGCGCTTTGGCTAACACTTCCTGAAGGATTAAATAATTCGCGCCAATCACTTATATCATATTTTTCAGCTAATTCTTTAGCTGTTACAATATTTTTAGCCTTTTGCTCTAAAACACTTGAAGCCGTACTCCCAAATTGTGAAGCAATATCATCTAAAGATTGCGCTCCCATAGATACATAAGTTGAATCTGCCCTAACTTGAGCAGCTTTATTTACCCAACGAAAAGCAGGTTTTTGCCACCTTACTCTTGTCACATCTACATCCGCTGGGATGTTTATTTTTCCTTCAGAAATCCATAAGCCTAATTTCCATTTGTAAATTTTATTAAGAAAATATACTAAACGCCTTTGATTTTCTTCTATTGCAGCTTGATATTGTAAAATCAAACCCTGTGAGGCACTGAATGAAGATTCTCCAATAGTTGACATTATCATCTCTACAGGAATTCCTACAGCAGCCCCAACTTTTCTGAGGTGATACATACAGAAATCAATTCCATCCACGTTAGGTCTGCCTGAACTTGAAATTGTCTGAATATCCTCATTCGGCTCTAAATAATGGAATTTGCCAGCTTCAAATCTTTCTAACCTACCAACTTCATCTTGCAAATTTTCTTCAAGCCTATTTGCTAATTCAAATTGGACACTATCATTTCGCTTAATTACAGCAGATAAACTGGCTGAAACCTTTGCGGAAATCATTTCTATTGATTCATATTCTTTAATATCCTGCAATGAATTCACACAGGGAGCTAATTCTGGAACTCCTCTATATTGATTTGGCCTCATCCTCTTATAAAAGAGGCAAAAACTTTTAGCAGGAACTTGAGTGAAATTAGTTAATGCTCCATTGATCCTGTCTGCGATTTCATAAAAAACAGGTTGGCCTTTTTTCCCTACAATTACGCCATTTTTATTATTAGAAGCCTCAGAAGAAACATAGGTGCTGCTACTAATTCTATCACCCTCAATAACCTGTAAATAACCACCTTTTGTAAAAACAACTCCAATATCGCCAAAGGTAAGAGTTGAATCTATGACCTCCTGTTGAAGCTCACAGAAATCCATTTGCCTTGTTATTTCAGGATATTCGCTCCATTTATGCCATAAATCACTAATCTGCTTATCTAAATCCTCATTTCCAGTAGCAGGTTGAGGTAAAATTCCAGAACCAACAACATCTGTTTTTCTTAGCCTAGAAATAGCTTTTACTACAGGATCATTTCGCTTGAAATTAAGCAATGTGCTAATAAGCCTTTCACGATCATATCCTTGAATTTCTATCTCTTCGGACCGAATCGGCTCAAGACCCCTAATTTTTCTTGAGCGAGTATTTAAGATGGCATCATAGCCAAAGGCTATTTGTAATGCTGTTTTAGCTCTTTGAAACAGATTCATATTAAGACCACTGTTGTAAATCTAACCTATTCGACCCTAAAGCTTTAGTTGAACTTGTCTGCAAACAGATTAAGCGAGTTAATCTGTTGATTTCAGACCAAATCTCAGCACGATCCTCATAAGTGAACATTCTATCAGAAAGCTGATAGCTTTTCGTAGGGTTTGTGGTCAACGTCTGGTACGCTGTCACTAGATTATCTCGCAGAGTAGTTAAATCTGCTACTGATATATTTGCTGCCATCTACCTATAGTATTTTGTCCCACTTCGCTAAAAAAAGGGGCCGAAGCCCCTTGGTTTTTAGATTTATTAGTTTGAGTAACACAGATCAAGAATTAATTTTTCACCATTTTCGGTGAATCCGATGCAATCGCCATCGGCCCAAACTAATCCTTTTTTAACCAAAGAACTTACACAGCCAGATAAGCTCTTGCGATTTTCAAAAGAATTGATGATTTCATTTAGGTCATCAGTATAAACAGGAGTATGGTCAACAGAACCATCCTTGAGAAGCTTGGGTTGTTTTCCATTAGGCTGATATTCATTTAAGGCGATTCCCTTTATGGTGATTTGTTCCATCTCGGTGAGGTCGGTTAGGTTTTGGATTTGGTTTGTCATGTCAGTGTTATTAATCATGAGTAGATACTAACCACTCTCGCTTACCTGTAAACAAAAAAAGCTATTTTTTTTTACTTTTTTTCTAAATAATCCATGAGATTCGTTTCAGGTTTATATGCTAATACTTTCTTGGCTAATGAAATATCAGCTAAAGTATGCCTAGCTTCGCCAAATCTGATAGGAGTGTGCAAAATCTTGTCAGAAATCGTTTTTGCCACTTCAATAATCGGGTATGATTTACCATACCCAATATTAAAAACGGCTCCTCTGTAATCCTCGGGACAATTTTTTGCAGCAATATTGGCATTTATTACATCACTGACATGAGTGAAATCTCTTGTCTGTTTTCCATCACCTACAACAGTTAAATTTTCTCCTTCAGCTTTTTGCTTTAGAAAAAGCCCTATAACTGTAGCGTATTCGCCTCTCAAAGGCTGTCTATCTCCATAAACATTAAAATACCTCAAAGAAACAGTAGGCAAACCTAATTGAGCATAAACTTTGCATAGATTCTCACTGGCTAATTTGCTTACAGAATATGGAGTTAAACAATCTGACCTATTTGTTTCATGCAATGGCCCTGCTGTTTGTGTTTTTCCGTAAATTGACGAGGTAGAACTAAAAATAAAATTCTTAACAGAATATTTTTTAGATAATTCTAATAGATTATGCGTTCCTATATAGTTGGTTCTAGATGTTTTTAAAGGATCATGTAATGAAATCTGTATCCTAGACTGAGCAGCTAAATGATATACATAATCAAATTTGTATTTTTCAAAAATAAGATTTAAATATTCTGAGCTACAAATATCAAAGCAAAGGTTTTCTGCCTTTCTATTCTCAAAGAAAATATGATTAGAAACCGCTGATTTATTATCTACACAAATAACCTTGTGACCTTCTGATATTAGGCGATCTACTAAATGGCTACCAATAAATCCTGCACCACCTGTAACTAAAATATTGCTCATTTTTTAACAGATTTAAATAGGAATCCTGTTATTTCTTCCATTGAATCAGCATAACCTTCTTTAATTAATTTTCTAATAGTTGTGCCTGACCCTTTAATTGCAGCGTTAACTTGCTTTAAGCCTCTTACATGAGGGTTAAGCATATTTCTCGATGTGCTTCTTATTAAATAACCTTTTCTCTTTTCATCTTTTATTTCTACACCTCTAGTTAATCTTTGAAATTTTGCTCCAGTTGATTGCCAAGCAAGCCTTAATTGGGTTCTTTCGTGAAAATGACCTACAGGCAATTTAAGCTTTAATGCTACCCCAAAAAATCCAGATTTACTTGAAGCAACTCTTCTTAAAGCTACTTTTTTCCTTTTATCTAATGCTTTTTCAGCTATAGCAAGCTGCCCTCTTTTCTGAGTAATATAGGCCCTATCATAATAATGCCAATAGCCATTAACTTTAATAGCTTTTAGGGCGTGTTTATAAGATGGCGCAGGGATTCCTCTAGGCAATGGACCTGTTCCTTTAAAGCCTTGTTTAATTGGTCTCCATTTAAATTTTCTTTGGATATGTTTCTGACCCTGTTTAATTGTTTTCTTAAATTGACCTTTAGGAGAAGTAACACCTATATTGTTTGCTATTCTGGCTAAAACCATTCCAGCCATGCCAGCCTTAACTTTATCCATTTTTTTAGGGCAATTTTTACCTTTCCAATTTTTCTGTAATGCTTGGATAGCCTTTTGAAAGCCATTTACCTCAACTCCAGCTACAGCTTTAGTTTTCCCACTCTGTGTGAAATGCTTAAATAACGCTTGTCTTACTAATAATAAGGGTATAGGCATAATTTAGTCCCAAATACTTGGTTCAGTTTCAGTTTTCTTTTTAGAAGCTTTTTTCACTTCTTTCTTTTTCCTTCTTATAAGCCCTGCACCTAAACCAAAAATATGAGCTAAACAAAGAATATAAGTTTCACAATCCCAAAAGTGATCCTGTTTGTGAGGTGCTACTACCCACTGTAGCTTACTTTGTCCCTTCCTGTTTACTTCTTCCCTGTAATCAGTTGAAAGGATTTGCTTTATATATTCAGAATCTAAATTTTTATATAGAAACCAATCTAATGTTTGGCCTGACCTTTTTTTAAGCATTTCTTGCTGCCAAACTTCCTTATTAATGTTTATCAAATTAATTCTACGCTTACCTCTTCTTTGGTCATGATAGAAAGGATCAAGTTGCGAGATTTTATAAGAAGTGGTCATATTATCTATACCTTTTGCTCCAAACCAAAAGGGCATAGACGCATAGATTTCTTGGTACATTTCTTGAGTTCTATAACCTGTATCTACTATTCCTTGAGTGCATTTATATGCTTTTGCTAATTCATTTAATTCATCAAAATTAAATGCGATTCCATTTTCTATTAAGTATGATTTTCCATCAGAATCAAACCCACGGATCACATAGAAATAATTAGCACGTTGAACATCAACTGAAATAAATCTAAATTCTCCCTTTAAATCTCCTTTTTCATAATCAGATTCTAATTCTTTAATTTTCTTAATATCTGAAGCTGTATTTTCAAATTCTCTGTAAGGTTCAGCAAGCCAACCATTATAGAAAGCCATTTCTGACTCTACGTTTTTTTTAGATTTAAGATATTCAATAGCTATTCTTCCAAAGGTAATCTGTGGAGAATAAAAGGAATTGAGATGATATGATCTGTTAGAAGATTCTGCTTTTGAATTGCCAGCAACCCATTCTCCTTTCCTGATAGAATGATATTTGTCTAAATCATTTAATTCTGCCCCGCATTCTTCACATACATAAAAGGTGCTTGATTTTACTAAATCAAAATCAACACCTTCTTCAGTGACAGCATTTTCATCCCATTTAAGATTTAACTTATCTTCCTTATTAAACAGCCTATAAAAAAATTTGTTTTCGCAATGAGGGCAAGGAACATAAAAACGCCTTCTATCTCCATCTTGATATTCAGACCAAATTCCTGACAATTCCTTTACAGGAGTAGATGATTGAAGAATTTTATAATTTCTTCTACCTTTAATTCGGTCTAAACATTCTTT